AGTTATGTCAGAATCTTATCAGCCATATTCACGCAGCAATTCTGGATATAATCCATTTAATGCGTTTTATTACTATACCCACAGATTCAAACAGCAACCATTGGTTTTTAAGCTCAACAACATATTGGTGGATGAAACTATTGTTCAAAAATTGGAAAAGAAAAAGGCTGAAAAAATATTCGATAGTAAAATGGATTATCGTAGCAAAAAAAATGATAAAAGGGATATTTTTACAACCCAGATTTACTATGTGTACAAAGATGCATTGGTTTGTTTGGATTGCACAAAAGATGACGATGATGATTATATACCTTCAACTGCAAACAATGAAACGTTTGAGGAAAAGATGCAGAACAAAAGTTTTTGGGTGCAGATTTTATATACGGACATTACTACATTGGAAGAAATTAGAGGAATGTTTGAATATAAAGAAAACATTAAAAAAGGAAATGTGTTTTTGATTTGTCAGGATGGAATTGAAGGAACATATCTGAAAAAATTTGATATTAAACTTCCAAACAATGATATTGATATTGAATTGAATTATGGAAAAGAATTTGTAAAAAAATATGATAATATTTTGCAAAAATTAAGAAATGATAAAAAAAGCGGATTGGTTCTTTTTTCAGGAGTTCCAGGAAGTGGTAAAACAACAATTGTTAAAAATTTGGCAATGAATATTGATAAAAAGATCATTTTTGTTCCACCCGGCACTGTAGATATTATCACAACACCTGGATTTTTGAATTTTATGCTGGATCATAAAAACAGCATTTTGCTTATTGAAGATGCTGAAAAAGTGATACGGAGCAGGGAAGGTGAAGGAAGCAATCCTGAAGGGGTAAGCAATATTTTGAATCTTACAGATGGTTTTCTTGGAGATTGCTTAAATCTCTTTATCATAGCAACTTTCAATACTCCCCGTGAAAAAATAGACAAGGCTCTTATCCGAAAAGGTCGTCTTGTGGCAGAACATCATTTTGATGAATTAACAGCAGATCAAGCCAATATTATTTTGCAAAAAATAGGAAGCAAAAGAAAAGCGGATAAAAACATGACTCTTGCCGAAATATATAATGAAGAGGGCGGTATGGAGGAGAAGTCACAAGAAAAAGAAAAGAAAAGGATTGGTTTTTAATATAAAATAATGTTGCCGTTGGAATAAATAATAAAAGAATGGCACTCAAAAATTTTACCCAATTTACCCCCCAAACTGTTCTTTCTGGTACTGACTTTGTAGTTGGTTATCGTGCACTAGATGAAATTCGTACAGACTTGGACAGTTTAACAGTTGCTATAAGCGGACTTCTTATTCAAAAAGGTTTTACGCCAGGTGGAAGCGTGGGTAGTGTTCGGAAAGTAAATTATCGTTATACCATCAATTCAAACAGTCCTGTAAATGCAGTCAGCGGTGTGGATGATTTTGGGTTGACACTTTCATATTCACCAGGACAAGTTGAAGTTTATCGTAACGGATCCCACCTTGCTGAAAGTTTGGATTTTCTTGCCACCAATAACACACAGATTCGCAATCTTAGCACACTGAATATTGGAGATATTGTTGAAGTTGTTGCTCTGAGTGCTACAGGAGTTAATGTAATTCAAACATTAACAGGTGCTGGTGCCATTATTCAATCAAATTTTCGTTATACAGTTCCAACAACCATTGCAAACGGTGCAACAACAATAACAGGAAATGATGATTTCGGTTCATCTCTTCGTTATGCTGCACCTAATCTTGCAGTGTATCTTAACGGTTCGCATCTTGTAAACAGCTACGATTTTACGGCAACCGATGGTTTCAATATCACATTGAACGAACCTGTTGCCACCGGCGACGTGGTAGATGTGCAAACACTCAGTTCTGCTGGTACCGGCGCTGTTTATGGTTTGAGTGCTTTTGCAGGAGTGAGCCGTATTGTTGCTCAAAATGGTGTTGCTACCAGTTCAACAGGTGGTCTTGGTGTTGTAACACTCAGTGCGGATATTCAAGGTCGTACTCTTAAATCACCACTCGTTGCGGGTGATGAAGTGATGATTTACGATTCGGTTGCAAAAGACAATAAAAAGACCACAATAGCCACATTAACAAGTTTAGCCGGTGTACAACAAATAATTCAAGCAACCACAACTACAGAAATCAATCACACAAGCACAACTTATGTGGATGTTATAACAGCAAGTATTGCTCCAAAAAGTGCAAGCAGTAGAATTCTTGTAACAATTCATCAACATGCGTATACTGGCCAAGATACAGGATATGGTTTCAGAATAGCTAGAGACTCCACAACACTATATACAGCAGCAAATGCTGGTGCTAGTTTTGGAGTATCTTTTGTGGGTGGAGCTGTAAATGTATTAATCGGAAATTACGTATCATTCCAATATGTGGATGTGGGACCATTTATAGCAAATCAAACTTATACATATAAAGGACAAGCCAATCGATTAGTCAATGCCGGTGTTTGTTATTCTAATTATAACAATGACAGAACTTCAATTATAAGTTTAATGGAGATAAGTTAATATGATTATTAGAGAAGCACTACAATTTTTAAGACCCGGAGAACAATGGGCTTGTGATGGAACATATGCAACACTTCGATGGCTTGATTCCACACCAAAACCAACTGAACAAGAAGTTGTAAATGCATGGAATCAAATTAAAGATGAAGTTGCTTGGAAACCTGTTCGTTACAAACGCAATCTGCTTTTAAATGAAAGCGATTGGACTCAAAGTGCGGATAGCCCTGTAAATCGTCAGACATGGGCAGAATACCGTCAAAAGCTCCGGAATATAACAGAAACATTTTCTTCTCCTGAAGATGTGATTTGGCCACTTAAACCCGGTCAATAATTATAAAAATCCTTCAGTGTTTCTGAAGTGGGTTTTGAATAAATAAATTATATGCCTATTACTCTTGCATTATCTGGTGCAAAAATGGCCCGAGATCTGGGCGTGACCCGTGATTTTTTATCATCTAACGTAGCTGCAACCAGCAAGATACAACAAGTAGCTAGTGACAGGTTTTTGGGTCGTAATATGTCAGCAGGCACTGGCAACTCACAACAAGTACAACCTTGGTATGATGTACAGGTTCCAGATTGGACCACAGGAGCACACATAACCAACTGGAGCACATTGCAATATTATCTGAGCAGTGTGGCCGAAACAAATAGTCTAGTTCCGGCAAATGCGAGTTATGTTGAACAGTATGGAAGTTTTCCGGGAGTACAATCTCATGCGGGAGGTGTGTTGGCTCCCAATGGAAAAATATATTTTACCCCATATGCTTCAACATTGGGCAGGATTGTGGATCGAGCGAATAATAGAGTAACAACATATGCTGCGGCTCCATTAGGGGGAATAGCGGCTTTCTTTGGTGGAGTGTTGGCTCCGAATGGTAAAATATATTTTGTTCCTTTGAATGCAACTATCGGATTAATTGTGCATCCATCAGATAATAGTATAACAACATATGGAAGTTTTCCAGGAAATTCTGCTTTTCAATCGGGTGTTTTAGCTCCTAATGGAAAAATATATTTATCTCCGATTAATTCCACGATAGGAATGTTTGTTGATCCTTCAAATAATAGTCTAACAACATATGGAAATTTTTCGGGAACTTACATAGGTGGTGTTGTGGCTCCTAATGGAAAAATATATTTTACACCTTTTGGTGCAACAATAGGTGCTATTGTTGATCCAAACAATAATACTGTAACCACATATGGTAATTTTCCAGGAGGTAATTCTTATCATGGTGCGGTATTATCTACCAATGGATTAATTTATCTTGTTACACACAACGGAACACTTGGTAGATATATAGATCCTTCAAATAATACAGTAACCACATATGGTAATTTTTTAGGAAATGCTGGTTACATAGGTGGTGTTTTAGCTCCCAACGGAAAAATATATTATGTTCCTTACAATGCAACTGTAGGATTAATTGTAGATCCTACAACAAATACATTAACCACATATGGTAGTTTTCCAGGGAGCAATGCTTATGAAGGGGGTGTTTTGGCTCCAAATGGCAAGATATATTTTGCACCAAGGAATGCAACAGTGGGAACAGTGATAACTACCCTAAACAACAATAATTTTAACC